CGGATTGAATCAGACGGGATTGGGGGAGCGATTGAAACGTCCCAACCAAATCCTTGAACTTGGAAATCAGTGTCATTCCAGAATGTGCATGCGGAAAGATCCACAATTTTTCCAGCCTGTTTTAGAACCCCATAGCCACAGCGATTCATTAAATCAATTCGGTGAGAAACTAAGTCATGTTGGCCGGGGATGCACAGCATATTGTCTGGCAAATTCTTCAGAGCAAAATTGATCAGTTCCGGAGGGGCATTCCACCTATCGAAGATGTCGCCGGCCACTAGGATAGGTAAATCTCCAGCAATATCTTTCAACTGGTCAAGGTAGTGGGCCTGGACAGAGAGCCAATTTGCATCTGCCCTACAGACAGGCTGGAGCAAAGACAAGTGAAGGTCCGCACAAGCGACGGCTATTGGATGGCTTGTTGGCATAGGGGGCAAATCGTGTTTTTGATCTGGTCGTGGAATCGTCTTTCTAGAGTTTTGACCATGCCTGACTTTGCAATGACTCGGATATTCGCACCATTGATGAGTTGAATCAATTCATCCAGATCCGTGAAGTCCTCTTCAGCTTTCACCTTTGTATCCCGCACGCGAGACACTTCTTCAAATGCAGGCGGGTAGTCCACATGGCACTGTTCAATCCGGTAAAGCAATCCTTCTAAATCATCGACAGCTTTCCACTGATCATAACTTGCATTCCACGCAGTTACTACTGGGGCAAAGGGCGGCGGCTGTTGCGCTTTCCTCATTTGCGCGGAAATCGAATCCACCAAAGTAACCAAAGCACCCTCCTCACGAACCAGTCGAATCGCTTCCTTAGCCAAAAGGAAAAGGTCGTCCACTTCTCCAGCTTTTCGGGCAAGACGTTCTGCCTTATTGGCACCAATGCTCTCCACGACTTCCGCCAGACGATCTTTATCCCACCGGGCTTTTTCAAAATCATCATTGGATTCCTTTACAAATTGGAATTCTTCAACTCGTTCTTTCTGGGGGGACATTTCCTCCAGTTGCTTTTGTGCTTCCGTCAAACGCTCTTCGCAAAGTGCTTTCCGGTCCTGACAAAGACGAACCTCAGCGGCCACGTTGAAGAGTGTGGTGTCGATTACGGACAGGTCGATTACCGCATTTAGGCGACGGGACACTTCGCCGGCAGTTTCAGCAAACCAGAACGGGGAATCGTGTTGGCTCTGGAAATTGATGTCATTTAGAGAGAGCAAGGCCGCGATGTCGGAAGGGATGCCTTGACCAAACGCTTTGTAATCCTCCCCGTCCAGCGAGTAGGTGTTGGAAGCGCCACCAAGGTTCTTGCTGCGGACAATCTCGGACACCTTCTTGTCATGGGCGACACGCAACGAAACGGTAGCGCGTTTGGTTCCCTCACGAACAAAGTCATCCCCGGCCATGTTGTTCTGACACACCCAACGAAGAGCGCGGAGGATGGCGCTCTTGCCGGCGTCCGTGCGGCCCCGGATTGTCGTAATGGTTGGGGAGAATTCAATCAGGCGGTTTTGATGCGCCTGGAAATCTTCAAGTTCAATGGAGAGCAGTCTCACAGCAATTTCATTACCTCTGTTATCCCCTTGGGAGAGATGTGGTGAAGGAAATCTTCCAAGTAAAAGGCAACCAATCGCAACTCGCCAACTCCGTTGAAGTGGCATTGCATGCGAACAAGAGGAAGAGAGGAGAATCCAGGAAATGAATCCAAACAGGAAATATCCGTGTAAACGACGGCGCGACGATGATCCCGGCGACAGATCAGAAGCCATCCCTCACTTTTCGCCTGTTCATGGGAACGGATGGCTTGGGCAATCGCCGCCTCAAATAAACGAATTGCTTTAGTTGGTTTGGTGTCAAACAGGTCCCAAGGTGTGCCGATGGATGATCCGCGTTTCAGTTCAATGGAGAACATCTTGAGCAGGGGTTCTCCAATGGGGTCGATACACGCTATGTCGCCGTAAGAACCCGCTGTGGCTTTGCCTGATTTTGCGCGTTGAGTAGCACGTCCGCCAGACTGGGATGATCTCCAGAACACATCTGATCTTTTCTCTCCCCCAAGTCCACTGCTCCACCACTCGGATAGGAGGACACAAATGAATCTCTCAAATTGGCTACCTTTTGCTGCTCTTGACATAGGATAGATTTAGTCGTTGCTGAGTTCGTGTGGCGACAGGTGGACGGGATGCGATGGAGCCCATGCCCAATTCTGAACAGACTTCCAACCAATCCCGTTTGGAAATGTGATCTTCCTGGATCTTCGGGACTGGACATCCCTTAAAAGGAAGCTCCACCAACGGGCGATTCCTCAGCACGATGATTTTCCCAAAAGATGAAGCAATTTTGTAATACGCTTTGTGCTGTTCGCTCAGTTCCCCACGCATATATTTCAGCGCCGTCTTTTCCCCAATGCCTTGAATCCCTTTCACTTCATCGCTGGTGCATCCGGCGATTGCTTTGACGACTGCCCATTGCTTGGGAGTGATTCCATAGACATTTTTGAACCAGCCAATCGTCAGGAGCTTTTGATGCTGGGGATTGTAGATGGAAACATTTTGTCGCAAGCACTGGAAAAGATCATGGTCTCCGGTGACGAGAATTACCTCTTCTTCTCTAGTTTCTGCGATGGACGCCATGATGTCGTCACTCTCCATTCCGTAGAAAGAGAAGATGTTGTTGAATCCAATCCGGGGAAGGTAACGCAATCGAAGATCCGAAATCTGTTCATTCAGTTCACAGCACGCTCTGGCTTCCTCTTCCGTGCGCTTTCGCGTCATACGTCGGCGCTTGTAACTGGGATAGATTGCGCGACGGTAAGAATGGGGGTGCTCAAAGCAGAAAGCGATTCGGTCCGTTTGGAATTCGTCTTTGATGGATGTAATGGATTTAAGAAAAGAGAAAATCACCCCAGTTTTGTTTCCACGCCAAGAAAGTCCTTTTGCCGTGGTATGAAAGGCACGATGACAAAGGTAGCTTGTATCTAAAACAAGAAGTGGATTCATTTTGATTCCGATCGTTCCATCAAGTAAAGAGCCAGCGTTTTGACATATCGAGGACAATCCTTCGGATCCGCCAGTTTGCCTAACGTGCCAAATTCCGTTTCCTCCGCTTTCAGAGTGTCGTAGGTATCGTCAGTGATGAGTGGTTTGTCGTAGGCGTAGTAAGCGTAGCGGTAAGCAAGGAATAACTCACAAGATGGAACGATTTGCTTTACGTCCCGAACCTGTTTCTTTCCTTTGATGTCTGGAGCGATTTCCTCTACGTCACGAAGTAAGAGGGATGCAGTTGCCTTGGGCGTAATTCCACGATCTTTGTGAGCTTGAATCAACTTGCGTTCGTTCTGGCTGAGTGGCTTCCCCTTTCGGGATGGACGAAGTGTTGACTGGAAAAGTAAATCAATGAGTTTGTCTGATTGAATGAATTCCTTTACTTTATCTTTTACTTCGCCTGCATCCCGTTCTAGCTCACCACACACGTCAAACAACGAGGCATCCCGAAAATAGAGATCCATTAACTTGCCAAATTCATGTCGGGTCCAAGGATTCATAGCTTTTCAATGATAAGTGGAAAGTGAGTGGACAAGCAATGCGGTGGGACTCCCCCAATGAAATGGACGTAGATTGGTCCTCCTCTGTTGAGTTGCGCAAGTTCCTCAATTGTGGGTTTCCAGGCGACTACGATGGAGTCCGCACCATCCCAAGGCCCGCCATTGAAATGACCAATGCACGCAGGAATAGAACTGCAAAGATCCTCTCGAATTTGAGCAGGCGGGCCTATCATCCTGTTTGATTCTGGAAATTGAACGGGTGTCACTCATACCTCCGTTTGCGAACAGGGCGACTTTCCTCTTCCACCTCCGCCCACACTTTGGCGACGATACCGCGAACTTTCTCTTCCAAGTCCTCGTTCTCAATGAATTGAACTATCTTTTCCCGGGAACCCTTGAAGAAGATGTCGTGTGCATCGTAAATCTTTCGGTTGGATCCCTCTTCCTTAATCTTGGCCCAGTGCTGTTCAGTGATGAGGTAGTCTACACAAGAACCAACGTCGTCGATTCCTACATCATAAAGGATAGGGATTTTCGCGGCACGGTCCTTCCCTACCTTTCCGTCCACCCGGTTCTTCTTCACTTCTGCCAAGCAATTTACACCAACTGTCCGCTCCTTTCCTCGCACCATCCGCTCCACCTTGCCAGCAACGGATGTCCAGATTTCCAACGTAGCGTAGAAGCGCAAGGCACGGCCACCGGAGCGTGTCTTGGTTTCAAATCCAAATCCAAGGTTGTCCCGGGTCTGGCCAATGATAATCAGGATGCTCCCAGTGTGTCTCAATTCCGCGAGGATCAGGCGAATGTGCTCAGAATGATACTTGGCCTTAGCATCTCCATAGGAGCCTACTTTGTCGTCTTTCTTTTCTTCCGCTTTTTGTTGCTCGGTGAATTTCTTGGCGGAAGCGTCAGAGGTTAGCGAATCTTGAGAGTCCAGAACATAGATAAATGGATCCCCTTCTTTGAGGATGTCAGAGATGTGGTAATAGAACGATTCAACTGTTGTGCTATAAATGGGTTTGCCGTTGCGGATAGCCGGAGGCTCAATGCGCTTGGCAACGTCTTTGCCAAAGTAGTGCTCTATGTCCATCATGGCTCCACCTTCCACGTCATCGAAAATCAATCTATAATCTTGAAACCCCTTGGACTTACACGCCTCCGCGAAACAAGTTAGACTGGTCCAGGTTTTCCCGGATGCACTATCTCCAACAAGGTAGTAGTAGCGACCTTTGACAAATCCAAAGTTGGGATTGTCACTACATGCGAGATTAAGGAGGGTGCTCCCTGTGGAGAGAGCACCCTCTTCGCTGAGAACCGGCTTCTCCCGTTTCCGAAGCAGATTCGATTTGATGGATTCAGTCACAAGGATCAGTCCCAATCGTCCTTCGCTGACTTCCCGGGCTTGCCCTGCTTCCCAGCGGGAGCGTCCTCTTTGGGATGCTGGCGGACATGCGGGGTATCTTCTTCCGGTTCAGCGCGACGACTTCGGCGAGGAGGATCTTCTTCCGGTTCCGGGTCGCGAGTGCGGCGGGAGCCGCGAGACGGTTCCGGTTCGGGTTCAGGCTCCGGATCAGCACGATTTTGGCGACCTGTCCGCTTGGGCTCCGGTTCGGGATCAGGATCAGGATCAGCGCGACGTGAGCCACGGGCGGGGCGCTCCGGTTCCGGTTCCGGATCTTCGGCGGGCTTTCCACGACGACCCCGTTTATCGAAGTCATCCATATCAGCAGGCGGTTCTTCCTGGCGAGAACGACGCTCAGTGCGTTCCGTGCCTGCTGGATCAGGATCAGGATGAGCTTCCGGGTCGCGAGTGCGGCGGGAGCCGCGTTCTTCCGTGGGAGTCGGTTCAGCACGACTTGCACCACGACTTGTCCGCTTGGGAGGTTCATCCGCCGGAGTCTTCTCCACCTCCAGGAATGCCTTCTTGAGCGCGTCGTATTCCGGGACGATCAGGAGATCATCCAAGCAGTGGACTTCATCCAGAATGGAATCGTCGTAGTCCTTGGACCGGGGCTTGAAGTCGATGGACTCCGCTTCCAAGAATGTGAACCCTCCAAACGACTTCTCCGCGAAACCAACCTTGAGACTGAATCCGCCCTCCAGGAAGAAGAACTGATCCCAACCATCCGAGTCATCCGAGTTTCGCAATCGGGCGTCCAACACCTTGCCGAAGCAGTGGTAACTCATGTCCCAAAGCTGAACACCCTTGTCCGGATCCTTGAGGTTGATGATGTTGAAAATCTGGCGTTGTTTCGGGGCCAGATCCTTGACCATCTGTTCGTCATCCTCGTTGCCGGCCGATTGCAACTTGTGACGGTATTCGCATACCGGGCACGGTTGCTTCGCGGACGAACGAGGACACAGGAACATTTCCGAATTCGCTCCGATTCCCCGGTGAGCGTGATAGGTGCGTTCCCAGTGGAGACACCCGGCTTCCGCCCACGGATTGCCCTCGCCGGCTTCAAACGGAAGGATGTCAATGAGGATGATCCCCTGCTTGGGCTTGAAGAGTTGAACCCCGTCCGGGAGTTTCAGGTAGGATCCTGTGAATCCGGACGATTGTTTTTCCGCACGATCACGGGCGGACGTGTAGCGGTGTTCCCGCTGTTGTTCTCTGCCTTTCATTCTTGGTCTTTCGTTGGTTGTTTTTGATTGGATCTATTTCGCCGGTCGAATGCCCGAAGGAATCCCGCCGCCCCGAACTTTACAACGAGGTAAGCGAGGATGGGAAGCCCCACAAAGATGAGGCAACACCATCCGAAGAATTCCAGAACGGACATTTATTCATCCTCCCTGCGGGGGGAACGACGCACGGCGGCTTGCGTCATTTTCTGAACTGCTTCCTTGCCTTGCGCGGACATCTTCACGTCCGAGAAGTATCCCATGCCATGGAGATCAACGAGGAGAGTCAACGAGCGTTTCTTGTGGTCCAGTGCCCACACGACGGCGTTGGTCATTTCGTAATCGTGGCGAGCGTCTTGGAGGATTTGGAGCGCCTGTTTGTGAGCAGGAGCAAGGAGGATGGTTCCAGAAATGGCTGATTCCGTGACCTTCTCCAAACCAAATCTGGCTGGGGTGTCCCGGATCTGTTTGGCCAAGTCAGCGTCAATCACTTCAAGGGCCGCTTTGGCTTCGTCAACGTCACGTTTCGCTTCCGCCGCCTGCCACGCATATTTGAGGTAGTCGCCGGGGAGGCGAATGCACTCGCGATCCAGGTTGTGTTCGTCGATTTGAACTATTGGTTCCGCAGTTTCTTTGAATGTCATATTCTTGTTATCCCCGCGAAGGGGCTGTTTGACTTAGAAAAATGTGGTGGACTTGGTTCGGGTAACTTGGTTTGGAGGTAAAAGAGTGGGCTTGTTCAATTCATTCTGGATTCGTTTCTTGGCAATCTCAAAATAAGTTGGATCTATTTCTATACCAATAAACTTTCGGCCGGTTCGGATGCAGGCTACTCCAGTAGTTCCTGATCCCATAAATGGATCTAGAACGAATTCACCAGTTTGAACTTTAGCCATTTCCAAACACCATTCCATGATCCCTGCGGGTTTTTGTGTTGGATGGGAACGAGTATTTGCTTCTCCATTCATGGTCAAATCACGCTTCGCATAAACGCCATGCCCACCCTTCATCCATGCTATCTCAGCATCGGACAAGAAACTGCCAAAGGCCATGTCATGACGTTTCAACCAAACAAGTGTGGTCCCAACAGGTAGTCGTTGTGCAAAGTGATTGCTTCCAAATAAAACCACAACAGGGAAATCAATCCATGGTGTTGGGTCAAATGGTTCGTCATCGCCTATAATCCCTCTACCTCCACCAGTGCCAATTCCATTTCCACGTTTGGAAATACTAGCTACGTTTCCGCCGCTAAATCGTGAGTTGTCAGTGTCTAAATCCATTCCGTAGGGAGGATCAGTACAGATACAGTCCACCTTCCCCAAAGTTGGCAACACTTTCAGACAGTCGCCTAGATACAACTGAACAGATCCATCTTTACTTTGCCAAGTTGGATTCATTTCCTGTTTACCACTTCCCAGCACGCTGCTGCCAGTCCTGCCTGCTTTGAGTCATAGAAATTCATGCTGAACGTGTCGATAATCATGAAAGCGCGGGGTGCGAGTTTGCTACCACCCAAGAGCACCGTTCGGCAGTAGCCAAGAATGAGGTATCGAATTCCTTCCGGTTCATCCTTCAAGTCTTTCAGGATGGCAGCGACGGCGGGCCAGCTTGCATTGGGCTTGATCAATTCCCGCGCTAGAAGGATAGCTTGGTCTTTCGCCACTGATGCCGCCAAGATGGCCTCTTCTTGCTCCGATTCAGGAAGGAATCCAACCTGTTCAAGGATGACGAGTGCTTTACGTGCTGACCCTTCCGCTGATTCCACAATGGACTGAATCGTGTTTTCGCCTAGATCCATTCTTTCTTTGAATGCGACATCCGATACCAACTTGGTCAAATCGGATTCGGACAGAAGTTCCAACTTGATCTCGGTGCAACGGGTGTGAATCGTTTTGAGGAGCTTATGCGGGTCCGTTGTGCAAAGCATGAAGTAGACATGAGGCGGTGTGTCCTCCAGCATCTTCAAGATGGCTGCCATCGCATCCCCAGAAAGTTTGCCGGCCTCGTCGATTAGCCAAACACGACTAGATCCAAAAAGTGGGGATAGTGTCATTTGCCGGCGAATGTCTCGAATGGTATCAATCCCTTTGAAGTCCGCACAGTTGATCTCCACGAAGTCACGATCACCACAGTTCAACTCATCCTTAATGATTCTAGCTAGTGTAGTTTTGCCAACGCCACTGGCCCCCGTAAATAGAAGCGCATGAGGAATTCGCTTTCCCTCAATCAACTTTTCAAGAGTGGAGACGGCGCGATGCTGCCCGATGACAGTCAACAGTGTACCGGGGCGATATTTTTGATAGAGTCCAGTCATTTTAGTTTTGGGATTAGTCTAGGTTCAGTTGCGTTGCGATAGATGGCGTTTCGCATCCATGAATATCTCGAAAGTCCAGTTCCATCAATAGAGTCCGCACCAGCATCTTCAAAGTATTCAAAGCGTCCAGGTGTATTTACTCTCCCAACATGGATCCAAATATCAAGAGCCTTTGCTGCTTTGATGATCTGAATAACGTGTTTGCTCATTTTCCATTCAGTAGATCCGCCTATGAAAATAGCGGATAAATCTTCCCAAGGAATTGGAAGATATTCTTGTCCATCTTGCGCGACAAGTGCGAGGGGCCACCCTTCTAGTCTTTCCATCCAAAGTCTAAAAATCTCTAAAGTTCGGATGGCGCTTCCTACTACATCAGGAACAGCCACGAAACGACAGAGGCGGCGACGTGGCTTTTCCCTTTTCAGAAGTGACATAAACCCCTTCACCTCAAATTTAGAGAAAGCTCCATTGTCTATGGCGAAATGGCTTTGCGGTTGTTGTGGAGTGTATCGTGTCAAAGGAGTGAATAGTTGCTCAACTCTTTGACCCAGTTCTTTTGAACAGATCCGTAAATCTTGAGGAGTATCAAGCATCACGATCATTTGTGTGCCAATGCTTCATTGAGTTTCAGACATGCCGGACATTTCCCGCAAGGCTCAGATCCCCCAAGATAGCATGTCCAAATTTCATTGGACGGCACACCAAGATCCCGCGCCAGTCCAGCTATCTTCCATTTCGGCCAGTCCAGATAAGGGGCACAAACCTCCACTGGAATTTCAACTGTTGTCAGCATCGTGTTGAACAGTTGCAGGAATGCCATACGGCAGTCAGGGAATGCCGCCTCATCATCTTTGTTGCATCCGATGGTGACGGTATCCGCCTTGATTCTCACTGCTAAGTTCACCGCAAGAGAAAGCATGATGGCATTGCGATTCGGCACAATCCAATTTTCATTGGTGAGGCCACCAAGTTTGGGAATCTCCATGGTGGTGAACAGCACATGCAGTCTGTGGCAATGGAGTTTTGCGAATGTCAATTCCTGAACGTGCTTTTGCCCGTAATCGAACAGTACGCAATGCACACGCTCCCCCTTCCCATGCAGTTCATAGAGGAGCGTGACGGAATCAAGTCCACCGCTAAGGAGATGGACAATTGTTTTTGGGATCATACTTTTTCAGCTTTCAGTTGTGCCAAAGTGGCGAGAAATTTGTGCGGGTTATCTGTCGTTTTCTCAGGATGTTCAGGATGTAAAAACAATCCATCTTTGAACTTGAATTCTTGCTTCTCAAACCAGTTGTCAGTCGCAATCTCGTATTCGATTTCAGGAGGCACGACCAACCAATCGTAATGCTTTCGTAAATCAACTGTGGTGACTTGCTCCACGATCTCCAGGTAGTCGCGAAGCTCCTCAACCCGGACATCCCCAACCAAGCTATCGTGAATCTGTCCTACGATGAGACTCCGCATTTTGTATTTGCAAAGCTGGCGGTTCACTTGGATCAGTGACCATAGGAGGCAATGGAACGCGGAGTTTTTATGAATCACACCATCCGCAACAAATTGATGAAGGGCGTCATTCACCGACATGGTGTAGGTTGTTTCCTTCTTAGAAAGAATCGAAATCTCCACTATGGAATCGTAGCGATAAACCTCCGCATTCTTGGGAGCATTTCTTTCCAACATCCTCTCCCCTACATACTGAGTTATCTCGCCTTTTGTGAAACAGCGTTTATCAGTTATCCAAGCATTCCTGCCGTCTTCGTAATTCTCCAAGGATACCTCAGCCATTTGATTCTTTACGGCTTCAATGGGATACCGTCTTGGCGGTTTTCCGTTGAATTTCTCCGCGTGAAAAGTGACACGCCATGCCTTTTTTGTATCAGCCTCAACCATGAAGCTGTCAAATCCAACGGAGGCCGCTAAAACTTGAAGCTCTTGCAGCAAGGGTTTGTTGCAAAGATTGAGTCTATGGTTTGTATTTTTTCCTCTTGAACCGTCTGAGCGCCAAACCCCTTCAAGGAAATCTCGGCGATTCTGATCGGAAGCTGTCCAAACAGAAGAAGGGATTCGTTTTGTGTGTGCATTCATTCCAAACCGAAATCCTGCTTTTTCCAAGAATGCTGCAAGATGTTTTGACTGAATCCATAAATGATACTGATCGTTTCGTCCCTTCACCTTCTTAACTTTCAGATGAACTCCCCGATAGCCACCGTCATTGAATCCTTCATCCAGTAAGAATTGATGGATCTTTTCAAGATCTGCTTTCTTTGTTTTCCCAACAACTATCTGGAGGTACTTTCTTGGATTGGTAATGCAGCCGTCCCCGATGATAAACCCAAACACAAACCACCAATTCATTTTCTCCGATGCGGATAAAGCGGTTTCCATCTTTGGAAGTGCGACCTTGTTCCCAATCTTCAAATCTTGAAAATCAATCCATTTCCCTACTTCATTTTTGAACTTGTGCCGTGTGTCGCATTGAATCACAAGACCTGAACTCAAAATCACTTTTGCTCGTTGAGCTTTACCCCGATTTAGCCCAACCGCTTTTGCCCACCGAAACCCTGTCCAAACTTCTACCAATTGGCCTTCCAACTCTTGTATTGGAATCAATCCTTTCTTTGTGAGAACTCTTGAGGAGCCCACCAAGCACCCTTGGATGGGCAGGTTCCCACATTGCTTCCGATTGAATGAACCATGGATGCGAAATCCAGTCAGCAAATCAAAGTAGCCCTTTTTCAAGTACGCTTGATGCCAGTCTTTCCGCCATTGCCCATACACTTTGAAACGGTTGTTCCAAAAGTCATCCTCAATGTCCTGAAGGTGGGCCTCGAAAGAATCAGGGGCGGGATCTACCTCTGGGTCACAATCCCCAAGCCAAGTGATTCCTTCACTCTTTAGATGATCAAAAAGAGAGATCCCGCTTGGGGTAGTGAGCTTGCCTTTCTCAATCCAATCCCAAAGGTTCTTAGCACATGCAATATAGTAGTCCCCATAGAATTGAGGGAAGACGAATTTGTTCTTTGCGCCATAGCGAGCCTCCTTTGACACATCTTTTGGATCCAGACAGTAAATCTGTGCCGCCATATCCCGGTGCATGTCCTTCCCGGGAGTCGTGATGTAGGAAATGAAATTGGGATCGTGGTGGTACGACGCACTCAACGCCACTTCGATCCCCTTAAAATCATTCTCCACTAAAACGGATCCATCTGAAGGAATGAAATTGCGACGGATTATCTTGGCAATCTCTTTGTCCCGTGTTGGCTGGTTTTGGAAATTCGGGTCCGAACTTGAAGAACGAAAACTAATAACAGTGTGGAGATTGAAGAATGGATGGATGCGATCCCCTACAAGTTCCCGCTCAATCCCCTTCAGGTATGTTCCTAACGCCTTCTCATACTTCAAGAAACGAATCAGTTTAGGAACGAATGGAAGGTCAATCCTGGAAAGTGCCTCCTCATCCGTGGATGGTGCGCCGCTATCCGTTGTTTCAACTACCTCGTAGCCCATCTCAACATGGAGGAGCGTGGACAGTTGATCCCGGGAACCTAGACTTGCTTTGTCACCAAATCGCCTTCGCCACCGCTTCCAAATGTCCTCTGCCAGCAAATCATTTTTGAGATCCCGAATTCGTTCAGCAAGTTTGGTTTGGACTCGTCGTAACCGCTCTACGTCAATCCTGATGCCGTTGGACTCCACCCGGGCCAACTCAATAGCTCCCTCATGGAGAAGCTGATACCCCTCTTGGCGGATAGCATGGACGGATTCAGTCATAATCAACCGTGCTCCACTAAGCTCTGGAGTCGTTTGATCTCTTCAAGTGCTGTTCCTATCAAAACGGAAAAGTGCATGTTCACATTAATGGTAGGAATCATTTTGGCGGCGAGTATCCTTCTGTTCACGGCCAACGCGCAATCAGACGCGATTTTATCTTCTCTGTCTTTTTGAATGAGGAGATAGATAGAATCACGCAATTCTTTCTGCTGTATTTTGTCCGGTCTTTCCCTCCATGGATCAGCACTCATACCCCATCTCCTTCCTCTGTTTCATTGCCAGCTTCCATTCCAGCAACGAATCCATGCCGCCATAAAAGAGCAGACTCCCCATCTCAATTTCCCGAATCCGGTTGTAGGGGCCTTTGTAGCTTTCCAGCAATGGAGCAATCTCCGTGTTGTAGGCGGGGACTCCCATTTGCACCAACGCTTGAAACTTGAGTGAACAAATCCCCGGTCGGTTGTCTAAGCAATGCGTGGCAAGCATGCAATCCCATTCCCAACCGTTCACACCATACCCAAACGTTTTCAGCGTCCACCTCTCTTCAAAGCGTAGGTTCTGAGCGATCTTGCGAGTGTTACCAGACGCGAGGAATTGACCTACTTTCCCAATCACTCCACCAACCCAAGGGAAAGAGATTGTTCGCTTCCCGTTAGAGATAGCACACGACACGATTTCCGCCTTGGGATACTCAGGTTTGAGACAGTTACTCTCGTAATCCACGGCAATCCAATCCCCGTCATTGTCCATCTCGAAAATGGATTCAGCTATTTGCTCCTCGTCATACAGCACTTCAATCTTTTTGGTGAAGTCAGGAAGCTGGGGCGGTTCATCGTCAATGGCGAACGCCGCTTCCAAGTGATCGGAAAACTGCCGGTCCATCAATTGGTTCTTCATCCGTAAAAGGTAGCTGGGATGGTAGGTAGGGCATACCCAGTAATCCTTGATCGGGATTCTCCACCCAACCCAACGCTCCAGTGTCTTTATGTCATCCCAGACACCAGTGAGAACACTCGTAAGCGCGGAGCGTCCCAATGTGATAATCACACGTGGCTGAAACTCCTGAATCGTTTTGACTAAGTTGGGATGGCAGTAGTCAATCTGGTTAGGCTCCGGCGCTTTCAGTCCTCTGGTGGAACAAATCAAAGCATTCGTGGCAAGGGCGTCCCGTTCCAAGGTAATGCCAAAGCTACGCAAAGTTTGTTTCAGAAACGAACCGGATTCATCTACAAACGGTCGTCCAAGTTCATTCTCAACGAGTCCCGGGAAGTCGCCTACGATGAGCACCTGTTTTCCACCATCGCCATGCGGTTTCATCTTGGGATGCTCACATCCCTTGAACAGCCCGCATGCACCACAAGCTGCAACCATACGGGATGCTTTACCGGATTGAATGCGGGACGATGGAAAGAACTCACTCACTTCGTCTCAGTGAATTTCTTTTCAAGTTTTTCCAACTCTTCCCGACAGCGGGCACACTGAGGCTTGTCGGACTCCACAAGATCCCAACCCGCCCATGGCCATGCCCCACACAAAGCAACGTGATTGCGATTGGTGACACAATGGGCACGTTTGAGTGGAGAACCACCAAACCAATAGACTTTGCTCATTCCGTTTTCTCCTCCGCCTCCACCTTCTTCTTGAGTGCGGTCACATATTTCCAGGAACCACCTTGGACTTTCAACCGCTCCTCTGACACTTCCGCGTCACTGTATTTCTCCGCGATGTGTTTCAAGAGATCCGGCGCAATGAAGAAATCCAGGGGCTCGCCGTCGTAGGCAATGCTCTTGATTTCCTTGTACCATCCGGTCAGCCCCTCCCCCAAGATGCGGACCTTCCCTTTCATCAACGACACACGCACGGCTGGATCTGCCGCCCCGTCTGAGCTGGCGAAGATTGCCGCCCGGGTGCATGTCGCGGCGAGTCCCTTGGGAATCGTAATGGCAGTCCCCTTGAAATTCAGAACCGAATCCATGGAAGGATAGTCCTCCGTGTAGCGGCGACAAGAGAAAATCAATCCATTTTGATTGCGGAAGTGCAGCCAGTTCTGAGTCATGGCGATTTCATCCATGGCGAGCGATGTGATGTGCGCGATGGATGTCCCACGAACTAGCACGTCCTTCTTGAGTCCAGTCTTGATCGTGACACGCATTACCTGTTGGTTATCGCAACTCTCTACAAATTCCGGTCCAATGTGAACGCATGTCAGGAGGAACCGGGATTCGTCGGTACTGACACAGTGCTTGACCAACCCAATCGCCTCGATCAACTCCTTGGGAAGCGGATGCCACTTCTCTGGCATCTCCACCCGATCCACCGGGAGGAAGATTTGGGCATCCTTGATAATCGCAAATGTTTTGCCGTCCCCCTTGAATTCCAACTCCCCGTCCTCGTTCTCCCTCACGTCCAAATCCGGTTCCTCCACCTTGTCCAAAATCGCGAGGAGAGACGCGGCCTGAACCGCGCCAACGATGTTCAACTCCGTTTCCTTGCGGCACGACACCTCATCGTTGAATGTCATCACCAGTCCGTCTTGGAAGCAAAAACAACTGGATTGTTCTAGGATTTCCCGTGGAGACAGGCCGGCTTTGACAAGTTCAAGGTCGGACAAGAGACGTTCACGATTGATTTTCATTGGATTAGTTTAGAACCAAGGACGCTGCAAGCTGTGACCATTGGCCACTACCAACATACGTAAGTTTTCCGGTTCTCCCGTGTGATCGTTGCAGCACATCATTCCCGGTGAAGTCTCGGTCAAACACTGGGAACCATCCAAAATTGGAAAGGTCACTCAAAGGGAAGGACTGCTTTAAGGGTTTATCCTGGCCAGCATTAGCAGGCACTTCCGCCATCCCATTAGGCTTACATTGAGTGACCCAAAAAGAATGAGGACTGTTACCATGCTTGTCACTTGAACATGCGAAAGACAGTGTTATTAGCAGTTGCTCTCGATACCGGCCAGTGACAGGTCCCGATAGTTAACAGTCCCCAAATTGATTACTTGCCAGCCTTCTTGGGCATCAGGCGATATTGGATGATCCGTTTCGCCTCGAAAACTTTGTTGACCACGGCGAGGTAGAGCCGGCCCCGGGCTTCGCGCAAAGTGCATTTCGCTGCCTTGGCGATGGCAACGTCATCCTGCCAGTCGTTTGTCATCACCAAATTCACGTCGCTGGAAATCGTTCCTTCCCTGCAACCGTAGGAATCCAGAGGCGTCTTCTCACGTGCGGGTTTGGCGGACTTCGCCTTGATCGGCTTGGCAGCAGGTTTGGCCATCTTGGGCGCGGCATCCTTAGTAACCTTAGCAGGTTGCTTATCTTTAGCCGTCTTACCGGATAGACTGGCAATTTTGGTTGTCTCCTTACTCACGGCCGCTGCCAGTTTCTTGCTCACAATTGCCGCAGCAAACTTGGTGGACCCCTTGGGCGTGGTCTTGGCTGGCGCTGGAGTGGCCTTCCTTGTCGTTTCCTTCACAGATTTGGTTTGTTTATCCATGGGAAGCTCCGGTTGGGTGTCCTGGGAGGGGGTCGAAGCCTCCGGTTCGGTATTCTCAACGAATTTGCCAGCGGGCTTTGCAGCCTTGGACTTCTTGGCCACACCCTCCCCGGTCAACTCGATCGGTTCCGTCTTGGGGGAATCCGAGATGGAGTTATAAAGTTCCACAAAGGGGGCGGGAACTTCTTCGGGTTTGACTCGTTCCGGTGTCGCACCGAGACGTTCCGCAAGAACGTCGTCGGTCCAATCCTTGGCCTTGGAGAAGCCAAGTGCGGCCATGAAGGCCACTGCTTGCTGTTTGTCGATTTGCATAGTGTGGTTTCTGTGATTCTTTCTGTCGTTGCTATTGTTATCCCCGCGTCCGCGAGATTCTAAACAAAAATCGTTCACCCAATTACTCGCAAGCTCCGTAATTCATCCAGCATGCCTTGGGTTCTGAGGTTTCAATTCCAAAAGTGGCAACTTCCTTTTTGCCTCCTCGTTTGGTGAACGCCCATTCCACCACCTTTTCAATGGGTGCGGTGGAGACTTCTTTGCCTTTTGAGTTTACAAACTTAATCGTTCTAAAATGTTTTGATGCCTTCTCACACATGAAAAAGGTGGAAATAATACCAGTATCCTTGAAAAAATCACGTTCCCATTTTGCAATCTCTTTGATCTTTTCTGGTCTGACTTGTGCCACCATTCGCAAGTCGGACTTTCCACAATTCACACAGGGGAAACATCCGACACGATGAGCACCCAAAGCATAAAGTGGATTCAAGGGAACCTTGTAGCGTTGATGGATTGCCAGCACATCCTGGATAGACCAAAACATTAGCGGAGCCCACTCCTCACAACCCCAAAACATGGACATCTCTCTCTCTGGCTTTCCGGCCATGCTTAGTTTTCTAGCGTTGCTTTCCGCCGTCCTTTTTCCATTCAGAACAACAACAGTATGTCCTTCATTTTGCCGAGCTTGAACCCATTTTTGGGTTGGGTATAGCTTCAACTCATGCGTACAAAATTGCATTCTCCTGTTTGGGAAACAATGGTGCTTCAAAACCATTTCATAAAATCCATGTTTCGGTTCCAGCACTTCAATCCCTCCTACAATTCCAGCGGGTTCCGCCACCTTCTTGCGAAGCATGTCCAAATGTTCGTAGGTCAACTTGTCCTCATTATGCGTATCGCAAAATGTCACCCGTAGGGACTCTCTTGGCAGTCCTGATTCGTGGATGGCCCAAAGCAAAAGAGCAGTAGAGTCTTTACCACCTGAACAACCAAGATGATGAATTAACATAAATGAATTAGTTTACCAAACTGAAAACATGGCTGGATTGGCTATCGCCAGCGAGCCGGCCACGGTAATGCACTCGGATTCGTAGTAGATCCCCTCGCGCAAGAGAATCCAGTTCAAACGATAGATCCCTTTTTGTTTCTCCTCTTCCGTCTGGTTGATCCCCACCATCCCGGTGACATGGGCGTTCTTCCTTTTGTCCTCACTGAAGTTCTCTTTCCGAAGCAGCTTCTTGTTGTAAGCCGCCGTGTTTGCTTGCGTCGCTGTCACTACCAGAATGTGGTAATCTTGGGACAGGCGGCGGAGTGCTTTCCACGTCTCATTGATCTGGTGACGATAATCATTCTCCCCCATGGATGCTTCCGGAGCCAGAATATCACTGTAGTCAATTAAGCAAACATCACAAATAAATCCATCTTTAATCAAGTTATCCAGGTCTGCCCGAATGTCCATGACTCGCGTGGTGGAGTTGGACGTGCAACGCAGTTTCAAAAGAGATTGGGAATGCGCGGTTTTCATGCGGATGTCCGCCACTGCTTTCTTTACCTCCGACATCGTAACGCGCTCCGGATAGTTTTTGTAGCCCATGGTGACAACCGGCTCACTCTTGGGTAATTTCTTGATAGATTTAGGAATTTCGACTTCCCCGGATTTCAACGGACGGCGAAGAGCACGGGCAGCAATGCGCTTCATCATCTGCCGCTGACTCATATCCCCCACTGAGTAAAGGACGGTTCGGCGCTTGCAATCAATCGCCGCCCGCCAAGCCATGTCCATCAACCACCAGCTCTTCCCGGATTTTTCAGGACCAACAAACGAAATGAATCCATCCCGGCAAAGATGATCCGAAAAGAATGTTCCCAACTCCCCTGGGTATCGAATCAACACATCATTTTCATTCGGGTTGATGGCATCCCGCCAAGCCTCCGCGTCCGTGAGCACGTCCACCATGTCAGAGGTGGCGAGGTTGACGGGCGAGAAAGTGGCGAACTTCTCTTTGGCGGCGTCCACGTCTTTCTTGAGCAAATCTGATTCAATGGATTGATTTAGTTTCTCCATCTTCACTTGATTGAAATAGCGGGCAGCTACGTCAATCAAGTGATCCTCGTTCAGGTCTTGACGGGCATATTCGTCATTGAGGGAGGACAGATACTTTTCAACGAGTTGGGAAGTGTCGTCATCCTGGGATGATTCCGCAAACTCTCTGAACAGAACTACAATGTCTTTTTGAGGGGCGATGTTGTATTTGTCGAAATGAGTGAGGCACCACTGACCAACGAGATTGGACCAACGGGAGCGAAACGGCCTCTTCTCCTTCTTCAAGTGAGCGTGGACGCGGGACAGGACGCGGGTGTTGACGATCATCCCGGTGAGGATGCTCCGCTCATCGTCCGCTTGGTATTTCTGAACCTTCACTTGTTACGAGCCTTCTTTTTGAATGGAATGAAGAATGTGGTGGAGTCACATTGCCAACCTAGATTCATTTTGTTCAATGCTTTTACTCGCTCCAGTTCCTCTATGCACACGGGACATCGCCAACCAACGCAAGGCACGTCCAGGAGTGAGGATCTTCCACAGGGACAGGTTTCAAGGAATCGAGTCATGTCAGTATCCAGGGGCCTCTTCCGCAGCTTTCTCTCTTTCGGCATTACGCTTTTCCCAGTAGGCTTCCCATTCCGCGTCTGTTCCCTCGAACAGCACACGTTGGCCATATTTGTTGGTGTAGCGGCGTATTTCTTTTTCTTCCGGTTCGTCATCTGGAATGTCCAGATCCCAACGCATGGCTTTATCCAAGGACGTGAAGCGTTGGCAGAACGTAGTAAGATCGTGGGGAGTCGTTACTCCTTTCTTGTTCCAATTCTGAAAATACCAGTTCATCACGTTCACCACCTTTTGGAGTCCCTCTAACGTAATCAGGTCTGTGATGGTGCGAGTCCACACAGGGATATTTGGACGGCGGCACCCCTTATGCCATCCTCTGGAGAATCGAAATGCAATGAATCTATTTACTAAACTGAGTGGCGTATCTCCTTCGGAGTTGGCGGTATTGTTAGAAACACCAAAGTTCCCAAGCTCTTCTTGCGCGACGCGAGCCTTGCGAGCGGTGGTGCAAGGGGTACTCTTCTTAACAGAATACGTAGTATTCTGTACTTGCTCGCTGTTTTTGACTACACCCCTGTTGCTGTTTTTGACTACACCCCCCTGGTCACCCATGGCTACACCCCCCAATTCTTTCACAGCGTAGGTCACTCGCATTATTCTTCTGGTGCCATACGGGATGACAATCGTTTTGGTTTCCAAAAGACCCAGTCTTCTAAGTTTTGTGATTGCTCTTGATACTACTGATTCTGACTTCCCCCACCATTTACTGAAAAAGAAGTTTGTGGCAAAGCATCCTCCTTTGTCCAAATTGTGGAAGGCATCAATTTTTCCAAGAAGCATCATTTCGTCTGCTTCGATGGTGCGGTTTTCGTAGAGACGTGTCAGGCATCTTGGAAAAACCCAATTTTGGTTTTGTTCCTGTGGCGTGGGTTCTGGTTGTCCCGCGTCTGTTTGATCCGTGATCATGGGGGTCTAGTGGGAAGATGTTTCGGTGTAAAACGTTTCACTTGGTTTGAATCGTCGTTGCTTTCCATTTCTGAATTCATTCACAACGCCAAATCGTTTTAGGCATCTAACACTGGTTTTTACTTGGTTTGCCGTGAGTCCCGTAATTGCTATTATTTCTTCCAACGGTGCCCCCTTTTCCCACCAATCATACTTGATCTCGGTTTTCATTGTTGTGTGAGCAATGAAACTCATGGTCGTCAGAAGTGGTGTGGTTGTTACATATTTGCAGAACAAACGATAATGCAATGCTATGTAAAGAAGTTCCGCAAACCAAACTGGTGTTATCATAGGAAAAGAGAGGCCGCCATCCTAGCGAGGGGGAACCCTTGTGCGGGGATCTCGCCAAGACAGCGGCCTAAAGTATCAAGCGAACATGCACAATTTAACGGGTTTCCCTTCCCGGCCGCTTCGATCAGCGACGTGTTTCCTCTACCACCGCACCAACTCCATTGCAAGTAGGATTTGACTCTGGCTTCAATTGGTGCTCAACTCCCACTTGCTTAGGGATGATGGTGGTTTCAGGATCAAGCGGCCCGGTTGTTAATAGTCCAGCCGGGCCGTTTGACTTTTCAGGAGGAAGCTCCTTCTCCAGTTGCTTCGTGTGGTAGGGGCAGATCGTATGGGAAATATCCCGCCCCGCAATCTCCGGGTAGAGCTTCTTGATTGTCTGTCCCGGGTAGCACCAAGCGCAAACGATAACGTAGTTTTCCTCCTTCAAAAAGTAGGGTTTCCTTCCAAATCGGTAGGTGATCTCACTCACAGAATCAATTCCTTGGTGGAATACAGTCTAAATTAGCTATCAAATCCACTCGCGCTCCTTGGGTGGCACTTTGATACCCCCGGGAGCACTCACCTGAGTTTTCTCTTTCTCAATAAGGGATCTAGCAGTGGCTTTCGCCAATGCTCTTGTTTTTCGTGCGTTGGCAAGTCCGGCAAGCACCTTGGCTTTGCGCTCCTCTGACATGGGCGCTCTTTTCCTGCCTGTCTGCTTCCCAGCCTGGAGTGCTTTGTTGTCACCAAATCGAGGTCGGAGATGCCAGAGCGGACATGTCTCCACCCGGCACTGGTCAATCTCCTCCCGAACGTAATTGGCACAGTCATAGCACTTGGCTTTGATGGCCTCTGATCGGGAGATGTTTTCCCCGGAGTAAACCCGTTCAAGAAGTTGGGCAGCCCTGGGGTTGTTTTTCCGTGCGTAATCCAAAGCGGTTTGTTGTCGTGGCGTCATAGATTCGTTTAGAAAAAGAGCCTTCGGAACAGTCCGACTTTGGGTGTGTTTACTAGCGCGGGCTGGTGTAATCGGGCAAGGAGTTCCTGGCATCTCGCAAGATCCGGGGCGCGATAATCAACCATGATGACAGGTGGAATACCCTTTGCCCCTTTGGGTGTTTCCGCCAATGCGGCGGTTTGTGTCGCTCCCGATCCGTAGAGATGCGGGTTGAGCCGGCGTGTTGATTCGCTGACTTGCCCGGGCAGGGGTAGTCCTTTTTGAGATGTGGAGTGGCAGGACATTATGGATGTATTTGGCAACAGTTTTGTTCTCAAGCGTCGTCATTTCACTTTGGACATTTTCAAACGCGGTGAATGCCCGACGCCATCGGGTCAGTGTCTTCCTTGGCACGTCACATCGCGTGCCATCATCCCCAAGACAACGAACGGGATACCATTCGTCAGAAAAAATGTAGACTTTCATGGTTTCAAATTGAATTCAGAATTCCCAGCCGCTTGCTCTTTCTCAAGAACCTCCTCAGGGCATAGAGCAATCCGGCTGGGTGAGGACTGGGAGGAAATAACTGCGGATGCCGCACGCATGGCTTGGGTTTCAAGTTCTGCTTCCTGGCGGCGTTCGTGTCCTCGTTGGACACATTCCGCACACCGGTCAGCATCCCCGGATGATTTGCACATGCTAAAAACGAAGAGCGTAACCAGTCCACCGGATAGGAAGCAAACGATGGACCAGAACACGGCGAAACTGTAGTGGCAGGGAAACGTGTTCATGGGGAAATCGCTTTCGCTTCTTGTGATACTTGACTCAGGCGCTGTGCTCGTTCCATGGCTTCCTTCCTGTGGCGGGCTTTTCTCACTTTGTTGCGAATACGTTGGGCTTGTTTGTGTGCGAGGTTCATATCTTGTTATCCCCTACAGTTTGGCAATTTGTCTAACTAAATTGATTTCGTGTTGTGAGGCTTCCCCGGGATCTTTTGAGTCCAGGTCAATCCGTTCCGTTACTCCGGGGAAGCAAGACAGCTGGTTGCAAAGATTCTCTGCCTTGGCTTGTGCATGCGGGCCGGCGTCAAAGCACACGTAACGGTTGGGAATGCTCGCAATCTCTCGCACCTGCGCGGTGGAGAAGGCAGTTCCGAACAGCGCCCCGGCTCCAGGACCGATTTTCCAAGCGTCAGCCGGCCCCTCCACAACCACGATGGAGTTGCGGCAGAAGTCGCGCCCGTAGATCAGTTCCTTGTGATTGATGCACTCCTCTTCGGCGGACGCGGACACGTAACGTTGCTCCACCTTCTTTCCGATGGCGCGGGTTGTCCAACTAACAAGATCCGTTTTGTAAGTGATCGGGATGTAGAGACGCCATGACAGGCGGGAAGCCAGCCCAATCCCCTTAACTCCCCAGATAGATTCAATTTGTTTTGGGTCAAATCCGCGTTCCCGCAGGTAATACTTGTGGCAATCCAACATGGGCTTGACTCCCTTGGGTTCCGCTACAGTGGCCCGTGTTCGCTCCCGCTTGGCCGGAGCGGCATCTTTCTCCATGTCGTGGAGGATTTCCCCCAGTTGCTTCTTGGACGCGCCTAGAAGCCTCCAGGTGTCCACAGTGCGATGTCCGCCACATTTCCAACAAACGAAGAATCCTCCCCCGATGCTGTAACCGAGATGGTAGTTGACCGAACCGCAGAAAGGGCAATTTTGTAACTGAATCCAGTTTGGGCGACAGTGCCTATGGCCGGATTCCAGATGCTCCACACCCAAGGCTTGAAAGATTTCCTGTGCGGTCATAGGAATTTCCTAGCCCTTTCCCAGTAAGGCAAAGTCAATTTATTAATAGATCCATCTGGCCCGCCGTTATGCGTGCGAATAACCGCTTCCCAGTTCCTCAATCGAATGTGTTTTGCCGCCCATCCTTGCAGGTAAGCAGTGACGACGCGCTTGGCGTAATGGTAGTCCTGACAATCCCCATAGCGTCCACCAAGGGAGGGTTGAAATCGAATCGCGTCGCGCCAATAGCTCTTGTGGATTTGGAAAGGCCCGATTGCCCTTCCTCCGTCGCCGTCTCGCACACCCCTAAACTTTCCAGATGATTCTACTTGGTGAATTGCATTCAGGACATGCGGGGGCAGTTCCGCATTGCCGATGAACGGGAACAGAAATTGGATGGCGGCGAGCCACTTCATAGATTGGTCTTGTAAGAAAAACATACCTCTTTTTCTTACAGTTTTTGTCAGAAATACTGGTTAGTTTTTCTGACTAGATTCTTTTACAAACTGGCGCATGAGCGTGATAATCACATCCCGCATGGATTTCTCCTTGCGGGCGCATGCCGCCTTGAATTCGTTCTTGGTGGATTGCGGGATTCCTTGCATGAACAAGGCCCCCCGATGGGCGGACTTGGATTTATCCGCTGGCGTGGTGGAGATGGTTGATTTGTAACCCATAATCAGTTCCCTTGTTGTGATAAAAAGATCCGTCTAAGTTTCAAGGTTTCCTCTTTGATGCTCCCGGTTCCGACTGCGACCAAGCTGAGTTTTCCATGACTATCTCGGGTTGTGATAACGCGCTCGCCTCTCCACACGCCCAGCCGCCAGATTGTCAGGAGATACCAATAGGATTTGAGTTGTGCCCACAATTCCGTTACGGGAATTCCCGTAACGGATGACAATTTACTCATGGGATGCCTCCCGGAGCAGTTCATCGAACACGTCCAGATCGGTGGAGTTCATTTGGCCGTTCAACACAGCGTCTAAGGTAGCCGCTTTCTCGCGTAAAATGCGAATCAGTTTTTCCTCAATGGTTCCGATCGTGGCAAGGTAATGGATGATCACATCCTTGGTTTGGCCTATGCGGTGAACCCGATCTTCCCCCTGAATCAAGTCCCCCGGGTTCCACGGGAAATCCAGGAACACGCCTTGACGGGCGGCAGTCAGGGTCAATCCCAGTCCGGCCGCTTTGATGTTTCCGAAAAGGAAATCCACCTTGGAATGGGATTGGAACTTGCGAACTGCCTCCACCCGTTTAATCCCTGTCACCCTTCCATCAATGATGACATGACGCGGAAACCTTGCCGCGAGATGGTCAATGACAAAGGTGTTCATCGTCAGGCAAACCAGTTTCTCCCCGGGATGAGATTCGAGGAATTCCGTAAGCCATTGGACCGTCAATCCCAGTTTCAATTTGGCGGTGAGCCGTAGTAAATATCCCACCTTAACGAGTGCTTGGCACTTGGCAGCACGGAAGGCTTTTCCAGGACTGATCCCTCGCAGCCATCCAATAAAGTTGGTTTTGGCCTTGTTGTATTCGTTCAAACTGGATTTATCTAGTTTGAATGACACAACTTGGCGGGTCTTGTCGGGAAGCTCTTTGAGCACGTCTTTCTTCAGCCGTCGAATCATGCACTCATCCCGCAAGATACCATGGAGTTCCTGTAAGTTAGCCGCCCCGTTGAATTGCCAGCCCCACCGTGCATCCCATTTCGGCTGGCAGTATCGCCAAGCGAATGCGTTGTGATCCGGGAAGATGTCTGGCCGAATGATTTGCAGGATACTCCACAATTCAATGGGCCGGTTTGTCAATGGGGTGCCACTGAGGCCCACTACAGAGGAAGGCAATTGGGAAAGCTGGATGGCGGCTTTGGTTCGTTGTGCGTTTCTGGATTTGCAAAAACTGATTTCATCTAGGATCAGGATTTCAGGCTTAGACGCAATCAGGGCCGGCAACCATGATTTCAGGATGTCGTAATTAAGGATGACGATTGGCCCCGGGAGGGTCATTTGCCGGGCCTTACGGTGCCCCTCCAGGACTTCTGCCCTCATGCCAAAGTGCATAGCTGCCTCTGACTGCCAAGTCCATTTTAGGCTTGCTGGTGTGATGATTATGACAGGCCGTCGCTTTGGCAATAAACGAATCCATTCAAGAGCTTGGATTGTCTTTCCACAGCCCATCTGATCCGCAAGCAAAGTCCGTCCCCCGAAGTAGTAAATGGATCTAACTCCTTCTTTCTGGAATGGTTTTAGTTCTGTCAAAATGGATTCATTTCTTCCGCTTGTGGGCGGCTTGGATTCGGGACAGTGAGAAGGGCCGATTATGCGGCGCGGAAAAGAGGGTAAACGTGATCATCACAAAGCCCCCTGTTGTTCCAATCATGGAGTGCCACTTGCACCTGATTTTCAACTTCCGGGGGGATCGTGATGCCAAGGGAACGCACGCCGACACGGGAGAAGGCGACGTTTCCGACAGCAAAAATCTGTTCGCCCCCGAAAGGCGCAAGCCCCGGAGCAAACCCGATGAATTCAATTTTTGCTTTCACGTTGACCATACTTCCCGGAATTTGCCTTGGATTTCCAAATGTGCAAGATGAATCGCGTTAGCCTTCCTGCCTTTGGCAATCAAGTAGCGTTTGACTCGCCCCAGAAGCCGCTTGGGTGTCGGGACTTCCTCCAATAACTCTTGGGGTGTTTCCAGGAGGAGATTGATGATTTCCCGCGCATCCCCTGACAATTCCTCCCAGATTTCAAGGCAATCAGAGTGTTGCCGGGGGGCAATGGGATGTCTCATGAAAGCAAAGTCCACTGGATCCACGAATTGCAAAGGCCGTCTGGCTCGCCCCCGGACCCAATGTGACAACCGGGAATGAACCTTCTGGTAGCACCATGACAAAAACTGAGTGCCTTGGTCCGGATCGAAGTCCTCGCAAGCGGACATGAATGCGATGTGCGCTTCCCCCATCGCATCTTCGAAA